TCCATTAGATGTTTGGAAAAACTGGGCAAAGCATTTGACAAGTTTTATTTCTTTCCAGGCAATCACGATTTGTATTACAAAGACAGCAGAGATATTCAATCCACAGAGTTTGGAAGATTCATTCCAGGCATCACCATGGTGAATGAAATCACAAAGATAGATGATGTGGTTTTAGTGCCTTGGTTAGTGGGCAATGAATGGAAAAAGGTGGGCAAAATGAAATGTAAGTATATGTTTGGTCACTTTGAATTGCCTAACTTCTTTATGAATGCCATGGTGGAAATGCCTGACACAGGAGAATTAAGACCTAGCGATTTTAAGAATCAAGAATATGTGTTCTCTGGACACTTTCATAAACGTCAAGTTAAAAACAATATTCATTACTTGGGCAATCCGTTTCCACACAATTACGCAGATGTGGATGATGATGAACGTGGGATGATGATTTTAGAACATGGCAAAGAGCCTGTGTATTTCAATTGGGGTAATTGTCCCAAGTACAGAAACGTAAAATTAAGCACATTATTAGATAAGACAAAAGAAATAATGAAAAGCAAGATGCACTTGCGAGTCACTTTGGATATCGATATCAGTTTTGAAGAAGCCAGTTACATCAAAGAAACTTTCATGAAAGATTATGACTGTAGAGAAATCACATTGATCCCAAGCAAAAAAGAAGAAGAGATCAACACAGAATTGGATATCACAAAATTTGAAAGTGTGGATCAAATTGTGTCCAAAGAAATTGAAACCATAGAATCAGATGCTTATGACAAAGCAGTGCTGTTGAGAATATTCAGAGATTTAAACAATGATACTGATTAAAACATTAACTGTTAAGAACTTTATGAGTGTGGGTAATCAAACCCAAGCCATAGACTTCCAACAAAAATTATTAACACTGGTGTTGGGTGAAAACTTGGACATGGGTGGAGATGATGCGGGATCACGTAATGGTACAGGTAAAACCACCATTGTGAATGCACTGTGTTACGCACTGTATGGTGAAGCACTCACAAAAATACGTAAAGACAATCTTGTGAATAAAACCAACAGCAAAGGTATGTTGGTCACAATCACATTTGAAAAAGATGGAAAGAATTACAGAGTAGAACGTGGCAGAAAACCCAATGTGATGAAATACTTTATAGATGAAGAAGAACAAGAACTGTCAGATGTCAGTCAAGGAGATTCCAGAAAAACACAAGAAGATTTGAACAAGATGATTGGAATGAATCCCAAGATGTTCAAACACATTGTGGCACTCAACACATACACACAACCATTCTTAAGTTTACACGCCAACGAACAACAAGAAATTATTGAACAACTGTTGGGTATTCAACTGCTGTCTGAAAAAGCAGACATACTGAAAACACACATCAAAAGAACCAAAGAAGATATAGCATTGGAAACAGCACGTCTTGAGGGTTTAAAAATCAGCAACGAAAAAGTGGAAGAAACAATCAACAGTTTGAACAGCAAAAGCAGTGCTTGGCAAAATCAAAACAGCACAGACATTGAAAAACTGGAAAGGAATCTAAAAGAATTACAAGCAGTAGATATTGACGCTGAATTAGAGTCGCATCAAAAACTGGAAGATTGGAACAAACTGAATGATGTGTTGCGACAACTACAAAAAGACAGAGCCAGTTTGGAAAGCACCATAGAACAAGCAGACAAGACAGCAAAAAAATTACACAAAGATTTGGAAAAATTAAATCACAAAGCCACTTGTTATGCATGTGGTCAGGATCTTCCACAAGACAAGATTGAGGAAATGCAGAAAAAACTGGAAATGGAATATGGAGAATCCAACAGTTATGTGATGGAGTTGGCAGAACAATTGGAACAAACTGTGAAAGACATAGAAGCAGTAGGAGATTTAGACCAACGACCAAACACATACTATGACACCATTAAAGAAGCATATGATCATAGACAGTATGTGGATTCCATAAAAACAGCACTCAAAAACAAACAGGAAGAAACAAATCCTTACTTGGATCAGATAGAAGAATTAAAGAATCAAGCAGTACAAGAAATCAATTGGGACACAGCCAACACACTACAGAAACTGAAAGAACACCAAGAGTTTCTGTACAAACTGCTCACAAACAAAGATTCCTTCATAAGGAAAAAAATAATTGATCAAAACCTAACCTTCTTGAACAACAGGTTAACTCACTACTTGGATCAATTGGGTCTTCCACACTTGGTCACATTCAAAAATGATTTGAGTGTGGAGATCACTCAACTGGGACAAGAACTAGATTTTGATAACTTGAGCAGAGGTGAAAGGAATAGATTGATATTAGGTTTAAGTTTCGCATTCAGAGATGTATGGGAAAATCTATATCAAAACATCAACTTGCTGTTCTTGGATGAATTGATAGATTCTGGTATGGATTCAGCAGGTGTTGAAAGTGCTCTTGCTATTCTTAAGAAAATGAGCAGAGAATCAGGCAAGAACATATTCTTGATATCGCACAAGGATGAATTGATGGGACGTGTAAACAATGTGCTGAAGGTGGTCAAAGAAAATGGCTTCACAGCATATGCCAACGACGTGGAAACATATGACCATACAAGATGATACCCACGATAAACTGACCAAAGCATACATGGCGTATTTCAAAGCAAACGAACTGTTTGCTGAAAGGCGGAGCCTTGCTACGAAAGTAGCCGCCAGAAAGGCGCTCGCGGAAATTAGGATTTTGGCACGTCAGAGACGTAAAGAGTTGGAAGACCAATACAAAGTCACAAGAATTCAAAAACAGCAAGAGCGAAAAAAATAATCAGTAAGTAAGTTCATGCCATGGACTTATCAGGGTAAACCCATAGAACAACTGCCAGAAGACTGTGAAGGATTTGTGTATTTGATCACAAACACAACCAACGGTAAGATGTACGTGGGCAAAAAACTGGCAAAATTCAAGAAGACACGTCCGCCTCTCAAAGGCAGGATAAACAAACGTAGAAGCAAGGTTGAATCGGACTGGCGAGACTATTGGGGATCATCAGACCATCTACTTGCTGACGTGGCACAATTAGGCGAAGACAAGTTCACAAGAGAAGTATTATACATTTGTAAAAGCAGAGGCGTAATGAGTTATCTCGAGGCTCGAGAACAGTTCGAAAGACGAGTACTAGAATCCGACGACTACTACAATGGCATCATCAATGTCAGAGTGGGAGGTTCCCGAATCCTTAAAGAAGAATTAAAAAATTACAAAAAGGCCTAACATAGCAACACCACTGATCGTAGATCCAGGAAGTGCGTTTGAAACACAATGGTGAATCCTGAGTTGCAAGGCAAGTGCTAACTGAAGGCACAAAAGAAGATGCTCTGTGAAAAAGACACAACATCACAACTGCTCACTTTGTTTGTGAAGGGTGGGTCAGTTGCCCGTGACTAATGAAGTCTGGAATAGGGAGTTGGCGGGTCACCGCTTCCGTCCGCAAGGAATTTCCTCTCACAAAATGGTAGGCTCATCTCGCATGAGGCAACATACTTTGCCCGTTACTGGGTGAAGTATGGATCAACTATCTGCATGATGCGACACATAACTTCGTTATGCGATTGCTTAAATGCTTGAGCGAAAGCGAAAAGCAGAACGACGCAGTCGTTCTTAGATGTTAGGATCAAATGATTCACAATCCAACCACAAACTGTGATCAGGATCGCAAGATTCTGTGTGCCGTAATTTTGTGTGACTCCAATTTCTAATCTCTAATTCTTTTAACACTGCATCTGAATACACGTGTATCACATCTGGTTCCAGTTTCAGTATCTGTCTGATGGCATCTGGATCTGGTTTGGATTCGTATGTCTGTATCACTGTGCATTCTGGCAGATGTGAAAAATCTCTGGCATACTTGTCTCCACGGAGCCAAGTGACAGGTCCAATTTCTCTGGAACGCAGTTTTAATTCGTCTGCTCTGTGTCTCCAATGAATTTTGTTTTCCTGGAAGCCAGCCTCTACGAGGCGATCGTAAGTCTTGGCACCCACCGCATACACCTTTTGATCCAACAGTTTGTTGATGCTGTGAGCATAATGATTCACTGCTTCGATGTGTGTGATGATGAGTGGTTGTTCCGTGGCAGGTGAATGTTTTACTGGGAATGTCTTGAGACAAGGAATCCACAGGTCATCTTCATCCAACTCCGATGGGCGAACAATTTGTGTGTATATCTGCATACAAGATTTATTTAGATGTGTTGGCAAACAATTAAATTATCATATTTGCTTGTAGGCACCGTAGTGGTAGGAATTTTTATACTTTATATTATATGGGATATACTGTTAAAAGAAAGGTTGTCCTGTTTTCTTGGCAGTGTCCAAGTTGTCTTTGACCACTTTGGCCATCACTTCTCTATCTTCGTGACTGCTACCATACAGTTCTTCAATGGTGACCCCACCAC